ATCGACCCGCCAAAGGTGGAGAACTTTGCCATGGTTGCAGGGCACTTGCTAGAGGATGCGGTGGCGCAATTCTACAAGCGAGAAAGCCACTGCCACATCATCAAGGCATCGACCGACGACTACACCATCACGAACACCGATGCGCCATATCTTAGGGTGAGCCCCGACCGCACCTTTTGGCGAGTTGGGGCAACGCACAACGAGGCGAGCAAGTCGATATTGGAGTGCAAGACCACGCAGATGCAGATAGATGCAGACGATTTGCCGAAGCATTGGTTCTGCCAGTTGCAGATGAACCTCGGAGTTGGCGAGTACAAGGACGGAGCGCTGGCGTGGCTAACCGCAGGACGTGAGTTCGGCTACAGAGACATCGACTTCGACCCCGAATTCTTCGGATGGATGAAAGACGAGATAACCAAGTTTTGGCAGGACTACATCGTAGGCAACCAAGAGCCACCAGCCTACACAGCGGATGACGTTTTGATGAAATCACCACTGCACAAGGAGGGTAAGACCGTCGAGGCGACACCCGAGATACTTGAGATGCTAGACCACCTAAAGACCATCAAGGAGGGAGCGAAGGCACTTGAGACCCAGCAGAAGGAAATCGAGGACAATCTGAAGGTTTTCTTTGGCGATGCAGAAGCAATCGTGAACGGGTACGGGAGACCGATTGCGACGTGGAAAGCCCCGAAGCCAAGCAGTAAGTTCGACGCAAAGGCTTTCGAGGCAGACCACCCCGAGGAATGTGCAGCCTACATCAGGCAGGTGCAAGGCACACGAAGATTATTAATTAAGTGAGAAGCTTATGGCTAGCGTTTCAATATCCAAGACCGACCTACGGAATATAGTTGCCAAACTAGGCAATTATATTTCCCTAGGTGGAAAAGTAGTGAAGCCGACCGACACCAGCCAGCGGAATAAGATACGCATGGCAACGGTGTTGAAGCGGAAACTGGAAAAGAAATTATCATTATCGCAATAATCATGAATGATTCATTTATCATATACACATCTTATCTAAAGATATTCGAGCAACTGACCGACGCACAACTCGGACAGCTGACAAGACACATGCTTTCCTTTGCTAAGACTGGAGAAGAACCGAATATCGAAGACCCTATCGTTAAGTTATCGTTTGCTTTCATCAAAGACGACATCGAACGAAACCAGCGCAAATACGAAGAAAAATGCGAAAGGCTACGTGCAAATGCACGAAAACGCTGGGACAAAAAGCAATTGGAAGCAGATGCAAGTGAAAACATGCAAAAGGATACAAACGTATCCAAAAGCATGCAATTGCATGCAAATGCACAAATTGCAATGCATAATGATAATGATAATGATAATGATAATGATGTTTCTAACGAAACAATAAAAGAAGAAAGAGATAAAGAAGAGACAAGCTCTTCTAAGTCAATTTCGGGCAAGCCGAAAGTTGACGCACCATCGAGAGCCGCCAAGATTGATTTCGCAGCCATCAAGGAATACTGGAACTGTCGGCATGACGAGACGGGAAGCGCAATGCGCAGGCTAACGTTAATGAGCGAGCAGCGCAAGAGCAACGTCCGTGCAAGGCTAAGGGAGGTAGGAGGCGACGAAAGCAAGATTTACAAGGCAATCGACATTGCGATGGAAAGCGACTTCATGAACGGAAAGAACGGCAAGGGTTGGATTGCCAGCTTCGACTGGATAATGTGCCCTGCCAACTTTCCGAAGGTGTTGGAAGGCAACTACACCAACGAGGAACGCAAGCAGCAGCCAGCGCAAGACCCGACGGCAACCGCAAGGCAGACCATCGGGGAACGCTGGGAGCAAGCCAAGCACAAGCAGCAGCCAGCCGACAGCCAGCAGGAGCAAGACAACAAGTTCGCATGGATAATCCAGCAGAACCTAGAAGACCTGCGCAAGAACCCACAGAACAAGCCAGCGAGGCAATCGCTAACGAAATTCTACGAGCAGGGCGTTTTACAAAAGCTAGGCATCGACTGGAAGCCCGATAAATAGCCAAGGAGGGCAAAATTATCCGCTCTGAGACGTTTTAACACCTCGGGCGGTAAATTATAAGTCAGACAAATTTTAAACGCTTAAAACGAAAGAAATGGCAGAGAATGATTTTTATCACGAGTGCAGGGCTGCAGGTGAGATATTCAAGACCAGCACGGACTGGATGAAATGGCTGGAGCTGAACAGACACGACGTTAACAAGCCAGTGGCGACACACGACGGGTTTCAGTACAACATCAACGATGTTTGCATCAATCCGCACACCATCGAGCGCAACCTGGAGGGCAACCTTTTCGGATGGACGGTCAAGACAGCCAACACCCAGTTTGGCTGGATATGGGGCTACGACATCAACACACCGACCGAAGGGAGCGGATGCGGAGCCAGCTACCCGAGCCGATACGACCGCAAGGCGCATTTCCTCGAGACCGAGAAGGAAGCCAAGCTGGAGGCACTGAATTTCATCATCAGACAGCTGGAGGGCAAGAAGCCAAGGACAAAGAACGTCAACCTCCTTATTTGGAAAGGCAGGACATCGTGCACCCGCAGCTGGAACTATTCGAATAACGCAACAATTAAAACAAAAAGCAAATATGGAACTGAAGGAACTAGAACAGCGTCTGCGAATGAAGCAGAAGCAGATAGGGAAGAACATCGACCGCTGCTGCAACATCGCAGAAAAGCGGAAGGACACAAGTACAATCAAACTCATCCACGGAATGATTGAACTCAACCAGACCCAAGCGAAAGCCATGGCAACTTTCATGACACTTGCGGCAAGCGAGAAAGCGGTGCAGGCTTACCAAGACTTGCAGCTGGCAGTCGTGGACTTTATGGAGGCAGCCACCG